CAGGTTCCTTCTGGGGTTGGAAAATCTAAAAAAGAAAAAGACAGGGGAATACTAATTCTAACCATACTATTCCTTTCAGTTAAGAAAACAACCCCTCCTGATTCGCTTCAAATAAGCAATAAATCTCATTTGCTAGGCAGGAGGGGTTGGTCCATTACAAAAAGAGGATGAAGATTATATCAAAAATTTCACTCAAAGTCAAGTTAATATCTTCCTATTTATGTTTTTATTTCACTCCAGTTGATCCGTGCCCACCACGATCTTCATTGCCTAAACTATTTACGGAAACAAAATCTACATAATCCATAGGCTTAATTAATCTAAATTGACAGATTCTATCATTGTGACTAATCTTTCCCTTTCGCATAGATAAACAAGGAAAAAACCATTTGTCATTGTCCCCACAATATGAAGTATCAATAACACCAATACTATTAGTTTGAATAAGCCCATAATTTTTGAATGTTGAGCCCCTCGGAACCACCAACGCTTCGTGTGGATAATTGTCTTTAGAACTCCCATATACCGCATATAGTGTAAGATCAATAGAAATCCCCAGATCAATCAACATAAAAGAATTTGCAGGATACTCAAATGGCTTATCAATTAAATCATGTTCTCGCCAGGAAGTTCCGATTTGATATTTTACCTTTGAAGCCCTAAGATCAATCCAATTTCCTTTTTCTGCAAAACAAATAGGAGTAAGATTCTTATCGTGATATTTGATATTCATATTCATTATTTATCCTTTAGTTCAAAAACTTTTTAACTTCATTATCCAGAACAGTAAATAATCCATCTAGACAACTAATTCGCTGTTCTACTTCAAAAGCAATCTCTTCTTCATCTACTAGCATGCACTCATCCTCGTACCCGCTAATACTGAAATTGTTTTTTAGCTTAAATAAAATCTCTCCCTCCTGCAAGCACATTTCTGCCTCAACAAAAGCACACCCATTATCTAGCAGACTGTCTACAGCATCCCGATAAGGATAATCAACTACACTTACTTTTCCATCATATCCATCCCCAAGTTTAACTGAATCAGCAACAGATACTACAGATTCTACTTTTTCAGAGTCTTCCCAAATTGTAGAAATAAAAGAATGAATATCTGTTTCAGCAAGAATCTCATCTTTGCTTCCATGATATAGTAGGCGCATATCATAATATTCTTCCAAATTATTTTTTAGATATTCAAAAACTTTTTCACTATTTGTGGAAATATATCCATACCCTTCATTATCAAATGTACTAATAAAAAACACATCATAATAACTAGGAACAGGTAGGGCCTGTTTTAGCAGCTTATTCTTGATTGCTGATTTTAGCTCCTTGACAGTTCCCTTTGAGGGAATATATGGAATCACTTCTCCAGTATCAGAATCAACTTCTGATTTCTGCTCAATGAGTTTAGCTAATGCTTTGTCTGTTTCCTTCTTTAAGAGCTTCCCAGGAACAGTTCTCTTATCAACTCTAAACTTAACCGCATGAACTTGTCTGCCGGAACTATTAGTAAAAAAAGGAATTACTGCTTGTTTTGAATCATATTCCTTCGTCTGATAATCAACAAATCCATAAGAAACTTCTGCTCCTTCTAGATCATAAAAAGGCTTAAACTCAATAGGTTCCTTTTCAGAAAAGCCAAATCTAATCACGTTGCTCTTTTTATCAAACATATTGTTCCTTTATAGTTCAATTTTGCTTACGATATAATAATTATCTAAATTGTTCTCTTTCTTATATTCTTCCGCTGTTTCTCTTGAGGGGAACATTCTTGGCTCGGTTAGATTAAGAACTTCATTGTAGATAATCCATCGATATAGTCTTTCTGTCTTATCAGGATTTTCTTCACCTCTGATATACTTTCCCCAAAGAATTGCAGCGTAATGGGAAATCTTATAGGTATCTCTAACAGCCTCTTCCTGGCCTCGTGCATTTGTTCCAATTCTATTAACATATCTAAGCAAATTCATTTTAATATCATAAATAGAAGCTGAAGTCATTTGATCTTCTGGATAATCACCATATTGAGGAACAGTATAATTAACCAGATGGTCTTCTACTAGCTTTTGATGTTCTTTTAGCTCTGATAATCTAGTAATCTTATCGGACATCATATCCTTCCTTTTCCATGATATATTTTCTAGAAATCTTCTTGCCTTCTTCCTTCATAATTTCCTTATCACACCAAGAGCACTTATATCTATTTTGAGTCCAGTGCTTGTTTTCAAAAAACTGACTGCTCCCGCTCACGAAGTAATAGTCATGTTTTCCAAGTCTACAAAAAAGATTTTTTCGAATGAATTTAATAATAGAAAACATATAGTTCCTTTTAATTGACAATTTTCCCATTTTCGATTATAAAATTTTTATCAGCCCCTTCAATAAAATCAGGAACATGAGAAACCATAATAAACTGTAGTCCTAATTTATCAGCAAGCATTCTCATCATATCAACAGCTTTGGGAACCAAATCTTTTGACAAAAACCGCATAGGCTCATCAAAAATCATAACCGCTCTAGTCTTTTTAAGATTCCAAAAACTGATTCTCAAGGCAAAAGAAGTAATGTCAAGCAGCCCTCCTCCTGAAGATGAAATTGGTTTTACCTTCTCTCCATTCTTGATATACCAAAAGTCTGCTTCTGTCTTTCCTCTTCGTTCCACAAACTCAACCTGAAATTCAATATCTTCCTCAAACACGCTCACGATTGCAGCAGTCACGATTGAAGAGATGTGATATTCCAGTTGTTGCTGAGTTTGCTTTCCTGCGTCTTGGATCAGTGCCCTGGCCTTTAAGGATTCCTCGTGAAATCGTTTTAGTTCCTCTAGCTGACCTTTGACCTTGGCTTGCTGAGAAAGAAGCAAATTCCGTTCAGATTTATTGGTATATATGATATTTTTAATTTCTTCTAATGATTTCATACTATTCTCTTTACTTAGGCAAAATAGCCCGAAGTTCTTCCATTTGCTTTTCAATTTCTTCTTCAGCCACTCTAAGTTCATCTTGCATTTCTGCCAGCTTCTTTTTTGCCTCTCTCACTGAACCAAGATCAAATTCTTCTTTAAGTCGCTTGAGAATAAGTTCCTTTTCGCCTTCAAGCCTGGAACGCTTATTCTCTTGCACCTTAATTTCATTCTCAATGTCTGTCAATTCTTGAACTAGCTTTTTGGCGTCCATTTTAGTCTCCAACACATTCTTTTAGAATTTTCATACAATCCTCTCCTGCCTCGACTGTTTTTGCATTGTTCCATAAAATTGAATGAAAGTCAAGCAAAATTTTCTGCTCAGAATCAAAACCGGACACAAAGGATGCAATCTTTTCGTTCACCAACTTTGTATCATCCTGTCTTTCTTTATCAATTACCAAAGAGGCATCTGCAATAGGAATCTCAATTTCTTCTACTTCTTTTGTATCGGTATCCAAGATATAAAAGCAAGGTTTATGCTCATACTGGTCTACGCTTGCTCTACAAATTGAACCACAATTATATAGTCTCTTTTTTCCTAGTCTAGCTGAATACTTGAATCTCTTATGATTATGCCCGGAGAAAACCAGCTCATATGGATTCTCTGCTAGAAACTCTTGAGCCGACCACCACTTTTCCTTTGTTTGTTCTTGCCACCATGCTTTATCTTCACTAATACCAGCATGAATAAAAAGAATATTATACTTGCCCTCTATAGGCTTTGGAATTTCTTGTCCGTAATGAACAAACTGTATGCAGATACCAGCATCTATAACAGGAGGATCAATGTTAATCAATCCCGCATATTTCATTACCCCAAAAATAGTATTGTCGGAAACTAAAGAATGAAAAGCGGTATCGTGGTTCCCAACGACACTATAAAAAGGAATTTTATAATCAAGAACCTCAAACTTATTAAAAAACTTTATTAGCTTACTTGCAAAATGCAAAGGAAGTTGGGCTTTCTCTACAACATCTCCAACACAAACAATTTTATCTACGCCATTGTTGATACAGTAATCAAAAATATGCTGTAGCTTCTTTAACTGAATTTCTGGATAATCATCTAGTCTACATTTAGGAATATGCGGAGTAAGATGAATATCTCCTAGAATTGCTAGTTTCATATTGCCTCTAATAGTTTTTATTATATAGTAAGGTAACCTTTACTTCTGGAGTAAACTCTAATGATTCTGTATCTGTTCCAATATTATCCAATAAATAGCATCTAGCACATCTTGGAAATTGGATTTCTTTTTTTCCTGTATAAGAGTCGTATCGACCATTCCATCCTCCATAATGATTAGCTAAATATTGATCATCACAAGAAGTTCTTTCATGTTTAGGACAAACAAGGTCTACCCAAGATTTAGTAATAATCATTTATATTCCTCCTCCTAAGTAATACTCATCTTTAACTCTACAATATGTTTCAATTAGTTCTTTTAGACAATGTTGACATAGATCACATTCTACTTCCGCTCCATCTCCAAAAACAGAAGCATATCCTCCTCTGAAACTAATTGAATATGCTTCATCCCATTCCCATGTATCTTGTGGCGTAATTTCCTTTTTACATTTGTCACAAATAAAAACTTCTACTATTTCTACTTCTACTTCTCTGGTTTGTTTTTTTGTTTTAAACATAATATTTAATCCTTATTCATCAATATAGTTTGGTTCATGTTTTAAAATATATTCAAGAGCCGTAGATTTATACATATATTTATCGAAACCATACTTTAGTTCGGCCTTTCGTCTTGCTTTTGCTGCTTCTAGTTTAGTATTATAACTACCTAAATAATGTACGCAACTATCAACCATTATTTTAGCACAGTATTTAAAATTTTTAGATTGCGTGTAGTCATTAACGCCTGTAATTCCTGTTGTTGAATTTATTTGTAATACACTATTTATAGAGTTACCTTTCTGAGATATTAATCTAAGATTTTCTATCCTATTATCACTCTTAATACCGTTAATATGATCTAAACTCTTTTTTGGAAATTCGCCATATACATATGCCCATACTAATCTATGAACTTTATACCATCGTCCTTTATAGGATAATACAATATATCCATCTTTATCATAATTTCCTACTACTTTTCCATCTAATTCTTTACTTAAACAAGCATCTTTCCAGTATAATATACCAGAAGAATAATCATAATTAAATAAACGTTTTATGTCTTCGCAAGTAAGTGAATTTTCAATTTTTAACTTATTTAGTCGTTCTTCTTCATAACATTTTTTACACGCAGGACGTTTTCCGTTAGTTCCTAATACATGTTTACTAAAATTATTCCATAATTTGTATTCTCCGCACTTACTGCATACTCTTCCTAAATCATCATAATAATGACCATTTCTATTATATGACATACAAAACCCCTATACCAACACCATCAATCAATTCTGATCTTCTGCGAACCTTTCATAAAGAGATTTAGTTTCCTGTTCCAATTGCATGAATTTTTGAACGACCCCAAAAGAGAGGTCATTCACGTCACTGTAAATCCATGCTGTAATTGTTTGGCGAGATTTACCAAAAATATCCACCAACATCGGTTGACGAAGATATTTATGAATAAATGGTGTTGAATCCTTAAGTGTCATAACAGTTCTCCATATGATGACGAGATTATAACATTATTAAACCAGTTTGTCAAGTCTTTTTTACTGGTTTGTTGAAGTTATTTCTTATCCTTAATGTACTTGCTAAGAAACTCAGCAACGCAGCCTTCTTCCTTGTCAAAAACCATTCCAGTTGCCATACGATTTCCTTTAACATATCCCTTTTGTGTATGCCAAAAATCAGATGCGGTAAGCGAAGGAAGCACTTTAACTTCTACTCCATTAAAGGTGTCCCCATCCGTGTACTTTGTCACACGCTTTTTATGAAGATGTCCAATATGCCATTGCATGAAATCTACTTTAGCCCATTCTTCCTGGGCCTCTCTTGCCATAAGTAAGGGGAGGTTATCATGTTTTTCCTGATCTCCATGTGAGAATCCAATTAAAGTTTTACCATATCTATAATATTTACGAGGAGTTGGAGAATTATTTACATTTACATGCATATCATTCCTATACCAAGCAGATAAATACTCCCCAATATAAAATCCAACTGTTCTATCATGGTTAGATTGCACAACAATAACATCCACATCAGCACATTTTCGTAGTAGGTCTATTGTTTGAACAAGAATTCTACTGGCCGTAGTATATAGTTTTGTCCATCTACTATCTGTATCTTGTCTTGTTCCGCTTGTTGTTTCAGGAACAGCCCCATCATATTGAAGAAAATCCTGTCCTACAGGAAAAAGAATTTTCTCAATATTCAAATGACTAGCTTTTTCAAGTAGATCATAAACTGCATCCATAAATAATTTTTCTGCAATCTTTAGATCATAGGGTTCTCCTGTTTCAGCCGCATAGCACAGTTTACCTAGGTGCATATCAAATAATGCAATCTCATACATAACAGGCTTTTTCTTTGAATCAGTATTTCTTACAACAGGAGCATATGTATTCTTATCCCCCATTAACTTGTACTGCTCTTTAATAATATCTAAAGTAATATCAGAGACAATCTTCTTAAACAAAACTTTCTTTTGCTTGTTCACGAATGGAATAATTTTTCCATCATCATTCTTAAATGGCGTAGTCCATTCATTATGACTGATAGAAACAATCTGCCATTGCTTTGGGTTTAGGTTATATCGGTTAAAAATCTCTTCCTCTGATTCATCTTCATAAGCAATTCCAGTAAAAGAATCTCCTTCTTCAGCCTCATTCAAATACTCTTCTACTGCCTTATCAAAAAATTCTTTTGCTTCATTTTCATAAGCAGGATATGTTAGTGCAGCTTTAATCAATGCTTCACTAGGAGCATCATTTAGTAAAATTTTATCAGGCACATCCTCATAACCAGGAATATCTCTGTTATTTGCATAGCAATACTTTTCATATTCCTCGATAGCCCGCCTAACAGAAGTCCTAGGTAGTTTAAGTTCCCTAGCTGTTCCTGCTTTAGTGCCAACTCGCTTAAATACTTCATAAATTTCTTTGTAAGTATATACCATTAGCAACATTCTCCATTTTCAAAAGGTTTATTGCAGATTGGACAGATTTTAATTTCAGCTTTAATTTGCTTTTCTTTTTCTCTATGTTTGGTAATAACTTCCATTATCTTAGCAGTTGCTTGCCTGATTTCAAGTTCTCTATCAATTTCTTTCTCTATCTTTGAAATTGTGCTAACATGCTTTTCGTGTTCATCCACGCTCTTAGATAACTGTGTTTGAAGAGGTTTGCAAGAAAGCCAACTATCTGTTTCTCGCCATGCACTAGAACAACGCTCATCCTCTGCCAGCAGCTTTCCTAGATTGATTTCTTGTTCACTCATTCGGATATACTCATTTAATTTTCTTGCATTGTTAGCGTATCTTTCCTTTATTTCCTCTAAATCAGAAAAGTTCTCTAAAGTGGTTGTTGCGAAAGCAAAAGATTCTAATATCTTCTTTAAAGTAGAAAATGAATCTGTTAATTTAATATAATTATTTAGATTTGTATGAATAGTTTTAACAAAATTATAATCAATAATTACAAAAGTAGAAAGAGTTTCCTCTAGTTTGGTTAGTTCATCAATAAAAGAAGCAATAGCTGAAATATTTGAGTCTAATTCTTTCTTTTTATTTTCTTTAGAAGATACAACCAAATATAAATCTTCAGCAGCCTCTATCCAAGAATAGTTTTCTAAAGAACTAGCAAAATCTTTCTCTTGCTCTTCTTTCCCCTTAATCTCATTTCTAGTAGAAGATACAATTTTTCCGCTCTTACTCAAGGCTTCATCAATAATCTCTAGTCCTACAATAGAGTTAAGTGTTCTGGCAACCTCTCCAGAAGATTCTTGAAGCAAAAAGAATTGGTCAAACTGAAACTGAGCATTGATTGCCTCAACCTTAGTTAATTCTTTTACAGCATCAGGAACACCAGAACCAAGAGCCGTAAGAATCTCTCCATTACAATCATATTGATTTGTTTTTGTTCCTCTTACTCTTTCTACATAGGTTCCATCTGAAAACTCAATCCTAACGGATGTGTCACCTTTGGAACCATGCTTTTTGAAAGCAAATCCTTGTGGCTGATTAAACAAGCACCAATTAAGTGCCTTAATTACAGAACTTTTTCCGTTATCGCTTGAACCACTAATATTATTGATTCCTTTTTCAAATTCAAAAAAAGAATCAGCATGTGCCTCAAAATTTTTAATATGTACTGATTTAATCATAATTTATTTATTAAGTAAAATATTAATTTTTTCTATAATATCCTTCTTCTTTTATAATAACATAATTAACACTTCCATCCTGAAACAGAGATAAAACAATATTATCAACATGCAGAACCGTTACTTCTCCTTGTTCCGAACAATTCAAAACATAATCTGGAAATGATGTTTGAAACCAATCATATATTTTTTGTTGTTCTTTATTATTCAAATCCATTTTATTTATCTCCAGTTCTATCTCTAAAAAATGTAGGAAATCTAAACGCTCCATCAGGAGTTTCCTCTTGAAATTTAACCTCAATAATTTCTGGTGGGTTCTTTAGATAATACATGGCCTCCTGGTTATTACACGCTCCCCTGGCTACATCAACTACATTTCCTTTATGTAAGCAATGAAATGTGCCTACCATTCCCTTGAATTTTCCTTTCCCTTCCGTAACTCCAACTACAGGCAAATCTAGCGTATCAAATTCTTTTACCTTACACCAATCCCCACTTTTCTTAGATTGATATTTTGCTCTAGCATTTTTCAAAATTAACCCCTCTTGCCCATCAGCAACAACCTTATCAAAAATAGAGAACATTTCTTCTTGATCAGCAAAGGAGTAATAAGGAATTACCTTCAGATATTTATACTTCTCGGAATGTTTATCAAAAACTTTTTGTAGTAGATCAAGTCTTTCTTTTTGCAAGAAGCCATTATTGGGAATATCAAAAATGTAATATTTAATCTTTTCAGGATCAATATCATTTATAGAACTAAAATCCGTAGCAGTAGAATCTAATTCTCCTTCATACATCATTTCCCCATCAAACTCAAGAGGAAACTCCAAGTTGGAGAATTTCATTTCTTCTAGAATATGTTTAGAGAAATCAGCAATTTCATCTTGCATGTATGAAAAGAATTTATTGTTCAATCCAGAACGAGTAAAATAATCCCCACGGGAATACTTGATTCGCATTCCGTCCAACTTAACATGCCCAATAATATTCTCCCATCCACAGCATTTTTTAACAAACAAATTCAAAGTTTTAGAATAATCTTCATATTTCTTAATAACTTCAACTTTATATCCACAAAGCATTACGGCAGGATCAGTAATATCAGTGATAAATTCTTGAAGCGTTTTGAAGGCAATCCCACACTTCAAATTTTTTGACAAAATTCTATTCACAACATCAACAGTTTCTTCATCAAAAGAAGCCATAGCAGCAAGGGTCAGTTTCTCCTCTTTAGTAGCTCCTTTTTTAGAAGAAAGAAAGTCAAGATAATCAAAAATTGTAATAGCTTCTCTTGCTGCTTTAATGTTTGGTCTATATTCGATTGCTTTGGTGTTGAATTTTAAGGTAGCCTCTCCAGCATACCTTAATGTCATATAAAAATCTCTACCAAGTTCATTGATATACTGAGCAATCAAGCCTCTCTTTTTCCTTTTATTAGAAATAGAAGCAATATGCTCTAGTGCGTCATATACTTTTTTTAATGCCATAATTTTTTGATTCCTTGGTTTCCAAAGGAAGAGGTATTTCTTCTGATCCCCACAAACCTTTATAATTTTTTACATATGCCCCGCTAATAGGGCCGGTTTTTATTCTTAAAGCTCCAGAAGGAACAGCATATACTTCTACTACTCTAGGTTTAGAATAGTATGTCCATAATTTACACCAGTAAAATCCTGGTTTTGTTGGGGGCGATTTAGTCCAATACATCATAACTGCCTCTATAGAATTAAGTTATTTGTTTTAATAACTCTTTGTCTAAGTTCTTTTTCATATTTATTTTCTGGTGAATTATTCAAAACCATCAAAGCGAGTTTTCCAATAACAAATGCATCACAATCGTCATCAGAATACCAATAATCCGTAGGAATTTTCCATCTATTCTCTACAGCTTCCATAACCTCTTTTTTTGTTACTTTTCCTTTTCCTGTAGCATATTTTTTAACACTAGCTGGAGCAACAGTAATCAAATTATTGCAGGTAAGAATTTCGTGATCCCATAATTGATTAAAAACTACTCCGGTCTGTTCAGCTAGTCTAGAAAGAGAAGCCCCACCAAAAGCATAGGCTTCCTTTGCAATCCATTTAATGTCTTTAGCATAGGGAGCAAGAAAAGTCAACAAAGAATTAGCCGTAAAGACGAATTTAGGAGGATCGCAAGAAAATGCCACATATTTCTCTTCCTCTATGCCAATCTGATATACTCCTTTATATGCTTTCTTTGTTGCTGGTTTAATAGGGATAATAGAATGTTTTAGAAGAGTACCGGACTCTATATCAAAAATACAAAGTCCGGTACAGGAAATACTCAAATCTAAAGCTAAAAGTTTATCACTCATTTAATGTTGGTTTGTTTTGATATTTTCACTTACATATTCTAAAAGAGAAGAATACATTTTATTGGCTAGTTTCTTATCTAACTTTTCAATTTGAGCATATCCATCTTCTTCTGTTTGATATGAAAAAGTAATAGTTGCCCAAATTCCTTCATACATAAGGGTAACATTCATACAACATTCTTCATCTACTCCTTCTCTTTGTCCAGCAAGCATAAAAAGAATCTGTTCTCCATCAACCTCAAATAACTTACACCACTTTCTAGCCATATCAATTAAACCTCTTTTTTCTTGGAATTTTATTCATATGTTTATCAATCAACTTGTTCCATTCTTTTTCAACCATTTTGCCTAATTCCACTTCTTTATTTTCGGTCTCAATAAACTGAATAAGAGAATCTTGCGTACCCTTAAATCCCCATTCCTCTATAACAAATGAACGCTTTTCTTTTACTAGAGCATCTATGGAGTTTAGAAATTCAATACTAGAAACAACATCATCAATACCATAATGAGGACGAACATATAATTTCATTTTAGCATTTTGCCCATTAATTCTATTCTTGGTAATGTCAAAATTAACCCAATGTCCTTTATTAATGGTTACTGTTCCTTCCGTTTCTTTATCTTTTGCGCCAACAGAAAGCCAAAATACTGCATGAGTATAAAACTCTAGAGCTGTTCCTCCAGACCTACGCCGTTTATCTTCATAAGGAGTAGCGTTTAGTTTTTCTTTTGCTTGGGAAATATTAATAATAATAGAACCTGTTTCAGCAATTGCAGACGCCATGTTTCTACAAATTTCACCACTAAAAGCAGCCCTACGAGGAAAGTCCTGGTACTTAAACTCTTTTCCTTCATTATGGGATTTCTGAATTTCTTCTTTACGTCTTCTGTCCTCAGCACACATAAGTCCATCGTAAGAATCTATAACATAAATGAATTTTTTTCCCTTATCTGTCATTTCAGTTAAGTGAGTAAAAAATCCCTCCATAGAGTTATCAATTCGTTTTTTAATACGCTTACAGAACTTTTCACCAAAATATTCAATGTCATTAAACAAATCTCCGTTTTCTGTATCCTGCATATGTAACTCATAATCATCAAATTGAGGGTCATTTGCCGCAATCGCAAGCATAGTTAATGCAAGAAGGGTTTTTCCTGAATGAGTTCCTCCTACTGGATTTATAATAGTCCCTGTAGGAATGCCACCATCATATCGTCCAGATAATAGAACATTCAGGAGAGTACATCCTGTTGAAAGGTATTTAGTATCTGATTTAATGACACCTTCATTATTAATAACTTCTTCTAATTCTTCTTTAATCTTCTTCGTCTGTTCCAAATAAAATAGTTCCAGAATCAAAATCTAAAAAAGCATATTCAATTATGTCTCCTTTTTCAAAACTACCAATATCTTCATTTAGCATAACATTATAAAACATTATGCCTGTTTTATGACATTCTATTGATGAATAATCAAATAAATGCACAGTATTCTGTTTCCTATTGGTTATAAACTATAATATAGTGAAGATAGCAAAGAAAGCCCGGACAGTTTTATATAGCAAAGCTGTCCGGGCTTTGTTCACTGGTTATGGCCTTTCTAACACGTCTCCTAGATAAGAAACCTTGTCTGCAAGATTTCGTTGCACAGTAACAGTGATAAGCTCATCTTCTGTTTCCATGATTTCTCCTGTCTGGACTTGCATCTTCTTGGGAGTCTTCATAACATAAGAGATAGTCATTTTATCCGTCTGTACTGCTCGCATTGCCTCTAAAATAGCACAAACTGAATGTGCTTGAGAATACACGCCTCCCATAAAACCTCCAATTTAATTATTAGAAACCCATTCAATTACCGCAGCCTTAAAATCATCAAAAGAATCAAAATCTTGAGGATAAAGCTCGATTTCCTTTTCATCGCAATATGAATCTAACTCTTCTTCAGAATTAATAGCTTTCACATTAGCAACTTCAGGATTACGACTTCTGGTTCTGCGAGAGGAATCAGGCTTTTCTTCCTTAGAGGGTTCTTCATCAACATCAAAGGGAGGCACATCCTCTGCATCATCTACCTCATCCGCATCAGTAGAGGAATTTCGCTTTCCAAAAACCTCATCTAGTTGTTCACTAGCGGAAGTCTTTCGTTCTTCAATTTCTTCCATATCCTCTTCTTCTACAAAAGAAGAAGTGTTCATAATTTCAACAATTTCATCATAAGTGGTATGGATAAGGCACTTCTCAAGAGCAACTGCCTTTTCTAGTACCGCATCAGAAAGAGGCGTATCACGTTTAATGAATTGAACCCCGTTTACTTCAGGGCGCGTTTCGCTCTTGTCAAAATTGGCAAATTGGAAAAAGATTGATTTTCCCTCATCGGGATCAAACCAGAAAATAGGTTCCTTAGTTCTCGGATCAGTATTGATTCCAAGAATAGACTTGGGAACAAAGAACCAAGAAGTATCCCAAATATAAACTTTCCCTTCGCCTTGCTCTTCAACAAGAATATTAAACAAAGTTCTATTTTTTCTCTTTAGAGGAGCAACTACTTCCTTATAATATTTTGAGGATGCTTCGCTTCCCTTTTCATAGGGCCAAGAGGATAGGAGCTGCTGTTCCTTTTCACAAACGGGGCATGGTTCTCCGAAAGTTCTTGGACACACAAAGGTTTTCTTTCCAGGACCAATATCAGAATGTGTCCAATAGTTTAGCTGAAATGCCCAATCTCCAGGCTGCTTATTAATATAGCAACCATTGTTATCAAACTTCTTGTCCTTGGCCTTTGCTTTAGGCTCAATATCTACAGAAACACCGCAAGGTTGTTCAATCTGATAAGGAAGCACATCAACAAGGGCTTCTCCGTTCCCCTTCATTCCCTGCCAAAGACGATCCCTAAACTCATCTTTGATAATCAGAAAACGATTTCCTCCCCCATTTCCAGTTAGGTTTTCATTTGAAGGTACTTCATAATCCGCAAACATCTTTCTACGTCCAGATCGTGCCATGTTTTTCCTCTTAATTATTTATTAAAGTTATTAGGGTTGCTACGTCTTTTTTTCATTGTTTCTTCTAAAACATCAGTTGCCCCTGAGTCAAACATTCCAGAATTAGTCCAGTAATTAGTCTTAAATAGTTCTACGAGGTTTCCAAGTGCACTCCTTTTTGCTTGAAGTGAATTCACAGCAGCAGCATAATAGCCTACTTCGCTCTGAATGTCAATAAGTTTTTCTTGCTCTGTTTGATATTTTTGATTGAGTTTTACGAAAGCATCCATTTGTGGTGCAGTAGGAGATTTGTCGTAGCCGTACTCCTTCCAATTTTTTCTAATATCCTCAATCAAATCAGCTTCTAAAACCTCAACTTTGATTTTTTGTTTATCTTTTCGTTTAATAGCGTCTACATGAAGATCAGAGTATTCTTGTAAATACCCTGCAATTAGAACCAACTCTTCATCTAACTTAAATTTATTAATTTTTAGAATTTCTTTTAATGACATATTTATTTATCTTTTTATTTTAGTGAAAAATATAATAATTTTTAGGAACTAGATAAGTAATAGGAATACCTTTCTTTTTAGCAAAAGAAATTTCAGCCTTTACTCCTTTTGAGTTTCTCCATCCATCAAGACATAAAACAAACAATTCATCACATCCATCTAAAATTTGAAAATCTCTCTCAATCCAAAAATCAAAATCACATTTAATTTCTTCAGGCATGAAATCATTAATATAATGACTGTGTGTGATAGGAGAAAAAACATTAAATCCTTCTAGCATTAATCTAGCTGCTACTCGCGTAACCTCCTTTGTTCGTTCCTCTCTTACTGAAACGTCCTCGTGCGTATAAGGACACGCTAAATAAATCAACTTCATTCTACTCTCCTTTAATTTCCCAAATACCGTTTTCATTTTTATCCCAAATCACAAGATCATACCAACTCTGATCCGGCTTACTGCTCATCTCTACCTCTACCCCTAATTTCATTTTTAGAAAATCAAACTGCTCAAATGTCCAATCACACATACCATACTCAACCAAATTTAGAAAGTCCTGAACCTCGTTTTTATGGACTGACATCCCGTTAGAGTCATGTACCTGCAACATTAAACGAGATTTCATTTTGTTTTTTCTGGCTTCATTGTTGATATACCAAGCTGAAGCAAGAAGGCAGAAAGCCCCGGCATTTTGAGCAGGAGTATTGAGGATTTTGTTTCTATTCATCATTCCAACACGACGATAGCCGGAAGGAGTCTCTACATACCCTTTTTTGAGATAAATGTCAACTGTTTTCTCCTGATACTCTCGCCATTCATGGAATTTATCCCAATATTCTTCCTCTTTTTTCTCCCAAAAATCAATAAAGTCTCTTTCTGATTTAATTCCATTGATTCTCAGGTGTTCTTCAAGTGTTATTCCATCCCCTGTTAATACCTCCTCATTCGTAAACCAGTCCCAACACTTCTTGGCGCAAGCCCAATAATTAGAACCATATGCTTGAGCAAAAGTTACGCCTGTTTTAGAGTGGTTTCTGATTGGTTTTGAAATTTGTTCGTTAGACAAATCATACCAATATTTAGCAAATTCAGTATGTGCGTTGATTCCTGGCGTTGAAAGCATTTCCAAAAATGTGCTATCGTTGGCAATAAACGCATTCATGTATAATTCAACACCAGAATAGTCTACTTCTCCAAAATAGCAATCCTTGTCTGCAATAACTCCTCTTCTAATTACTTTTTTCTGAAAAGCATCGTGCTTTGCAATATTCTGTAGATTAGGATTCTGGCAAGAAGTTCTCATTGTTTTTAGGGTTAAGTTGAAGACAGGATGCACCTTACCATCAACAGCAAGAGTTTCAAATTGCCCAATATAGGTTCCAATAGTCTTTTCTATCTTTCTGTATTGAAGTAGTAATTCAGCACAAGTTCCTTCAAGCTCATGCATAGACTCTTTATCTACACTAGCTGAACCACCATTAGTCAACTTGTAAATATCATGCCCACCATATTCATAAAAAACTAGACGTAAATCAGGATCAGATCCCCAATTAGGAAGCCTATTTTCCTTAGAAACGAATTTCTTTGCTTCTTTGGTATTGTTTAATTGTTCTAGAATCTTTTCTTTTTCAAGTATTAGTTCTTGCTTTATCTTTTTGTAATAATCTAAATCAACACTAACTCCTTCAGCATGGTATCTAGCCATTTCTTTAGCAATTCTATTGTACCAGAACATTGCTTCTCTAGGCTTGAATTTTCTATCAGTGAAGCACTTAAAATGATTCCATTGTTCTATAAACAGATAAGCATTGAATAAAGAGTCCAATCCGTTATAGAGAAGCAGTTTATTTAATGGAAAGTCGTGAATATAGTTTAGACCGTTCTCTTGCTTTCTTTCAAAATAAGTCTTAGCTTCAGAACCATATCCGATTTCGCCTTCAGTTACCAAAGCAAGGAACTTCAAACCTCTTGTGCCAGGAGTGCAGTTGATTTGATTGGCAACCACCATTGAATCCCAGAAATCACCACAAGTATCCGTATCAAATCCAACCAAATCCCAAGTATATTCTAGAGTTATGTTGTGAGCAACTTTTTTAATGTCGGTATCTTTTAGAAACTGTACCCATAACTCTCTGATAGTTTCTTGCTGCTCTTTTGTGAAATGGTTTAATCTCTGATAAGGAAAAGCATAAGCAATTTGATTCTCTCTATCAAAATCTTTAGCAGAACTGATAGGAGAAAATGAAATTGTTTCTATTCTAGAATTTGGAATGAATAGATCAACTCCAGTTCCTTCATAGTCATAGACACAATATTCTGGTTTTTGCTTTAATAGATCGGTTAGCGCAGAGATAACTTCTTTATATTCATAAAGACAAACAACCTTATCTCTGTGGTTAATCTTTTTCTTTAGAGGAGCAGAAACCCATTTTGAAAACTGTTCGATATCTCTTTTCCATAATGAATACCAAAAAACATCATTTTGGTTTTGTAATGCTTCTACTGGATGAAAAATACCAACCACATTACAATTATATTCATAGTTTGGGATAAGATAAGAACGAAAAACTTCAGCACTGATTCCAGTTACTTGTTCAATGCCTCGCTTTTCTCCAAAAATAGAGTATAAAGCACTTGTACCTAAACATAAAATAATGTTCGGTTTTAATTGTTTAATTACTTTTTTTACTCGTGGACGACAAAAATCAATCTTTTTCTTTAACTGTTCATTAGATACTTCAGTTGACCTACATCCAAGAGAATTAACAAACCAGCAATCATTTTCTAAATCAATGCCAACATTTTTTAATTCTTCTCGTAGAAGATTTGTGGCTTCTCCTACAAATAAATTATTTTCCAAATCCTGTTTAACTGAAGGAGATTTTCCAATAATAAGAATTTTCTTTTTTCCACTCCCAAACACTCCCATTCTAGAATTTTTAGAATGTTCATGTAATCCACAACCATAACAGTCTGGATTTGTATTTTCTATATTAGAAAAAAATGACATGCTATTTAATTACTTTGGTTCTTTTGGTTTTTCTACTTTGCCACCATTAATAAAAGAATCAGCCCATTCACAATATCCATCATATAGCTTCCTAAAATAATCATTATTCTTGGCTAAAGCAAAGAGTTCTTCGGCTTCTTTAGCTCCTTTCTTATAGACAGAATGATCATCCGACATGAAATAGAACCAATCATGTTTTTCCAGAAGTTTATAAAATTCTTTAACAGTCATAAGATTCCTTTATAAAAAATAGTTTAGTTTATATCCACGCGATACTAAGTTGAGAAAAGGGGAAAAGACATGCAAGCTATGCATCTGACCACCCCTTGGCCTTGTGGATGATTGCCCGAATCTCGCAAACTGACTTGCAAAATTCATCGCATTTGTTTGAGCACATATTTTTACAGCACCAGTCAAGTGCTTCCGGCATGTCCGTAGCGGCGGCGAGAAGGCACGCATTTGCATATGCCTCTTCCGGGTCCATCCATGATGGATATCGTACCTTAGCGATGCACTTACCGATCCCGTTTTTAGTCCAGTTCTCCTTAGTCATGGTTCCAAGACCATCGCGGTATGCGGTCATGATGCTCGTCATGTCTGCCCCTACCGCCCACGGTCCTTTTGTGTGACTTCTATTCATTTTGGCCATCGTCAGCCTTCGTTGGTAGCCTGTCGTAAACCCAAGGGTCTGCCTGGAGTACTTTCATGTTACATGATGCTTCTTTTTTATTCATATCTGCTCCTAATCATCTCAATCTGTTTTCCGTGTTTTTCTCCAACACAAAATTTTTCACAAATCAATTCAAGTTCCCCGCTTCTAGCAAATCCTTTTCGTTTTGTCAAGAAAAATTTTTCCCCAAAAAATTGCTCAGAAACCTCATCTATTACTTTACTATGTAATTGGTTAAGTCTTTGAACTAATTTATGATTTCTGTTCGATAAAATATTTAACCTTCGTTCATAAAAATTCATTCTTATAGTCCATTAGAAGGATACCAAGCAAAATAGCAAACCTTTTTACCACAATCAATAGGACAATTAAATCTTGAAACAGGAGCTGTCGTAGTAAAATAACAAGTATCACAATCAATATTTCCCATCACATCCATATCACAAAGAGCTTCATTGATTTCATCTTCTGATTGATGCTCAATTTTCCAACCAAATTCATCGTGTTCAAAATCAGGAACATAATCATTATAATTTTTGCAAAAAAACCTACAAGAATAACTTGTAGAAAAACCAACTACACAAGACACACAACTTCTTCTATCCTCATTAAGATCAATCATTTCTATCTCCTCATCTTCGGTTTAATTTTCATTTCTTGCATCAACTGCACAAACATTCCGACAAAAGGAATCACCTTGTCGATTGCTGAACAACTCATACCATAGAAGTCTGCCACTGTCAAGCCAAATTCAGGAGCAATCTTCAGAAAGTCCTTCAAAAGCTGTCGATAATAAATCTCAAAATTATTTATTTTTTCAGCAATCCTAAATATTTCCTCAACATTTCCTTCTCTAAAATATTCCATCAACTTCGGATATTCATTCTCAAATAATTCAATAGATTCGTCCAGAATAAGTGTTCCACTAAAAGAAGCATATTCAAGAAGATTGATACAAGAACGAATATCTGGATATGTTTTATCTGCAACAATTTTAACGTCTTTTAGATCATAATTAATTTCTTCTTTTTCCAAGATATTCTTACATAGACCAATAACATTTCGTTTAGAAAACTGCTCAAAACTAAGAGAAATACATCTACTTTTTATGGCATCTGTGAATTTATGAATTGAGTTTCCAGTAAAGATAAATCTACAAAACTTAATAGACTTATCAATAGTTCCTTTTAGGGCATCTTGGGCTTCTGGAGTTAATCCGTCTGCCTCATCAATAAAAACCACATTTAGATTTTTTGAAAACGAGGTTGCAAATTCAGCAACCCTTGTTTTCATTGTCTCAATCCCTCTATCCTTGGAGGAACCATTAAGCTCCAAAGCAGTAGTGCTGATTGATTCAAGCAAGATTCGGCTTACGGTTGTTTTTCCGCTACCGGGGTTCCCTACTAGCAGAAGGTTAGGAAAGTCTTGCTTATCAATACAGGACTGAAGAAACTCTCTTGTTGATTTTTCAAGAGAAAGTTCTTCTAGTGTTTTTGGCCTATATTTGTCAAACCACATTAAAGCTACTCCGCTGTTTTACGAATAACATAAAAAACATCATCAGAAGAGATAAGCATTTCATCTTGAGTAGCATCAGAAAACTTAAAATTAAACTCTTGCTGCTTTTTCATAACTTCAACTAACGTAGATTTCTTTACTGAAATTGAATATGAAATATCAATAGGAATCTCATACTTAACAATATGCTCATTATCTTCTCCAGAACTAATTCCATCAGGAGAAAATTTTACAACATCTGATTGGGTAGTAGCAAGCAAAGACTGAATAATTGCTTTTGTTTCCTTATCAATAAAAACTCGCTTATCAAATAACTCAACTAGCTTGTATGGATCATCATTGAACTTAGGAACAGCAGCACCTAAAAATTCTGGATTGATCGTCTTATAGGCAAGCTGTCCTTTTCCTTTCAAATTCATTCTATCCGTGAATGTAATATCCACTTCAGATTGATTCTTTAGAAAAGCACAGAGAGATTTGATGGATACCCCCATTGGATATTCTTGCATCCAATCTTCATCATAATATCCAACACACATCAAATCATTCTTGGTTACGGCAATAAATAGCCTATTATCTTTTTCTTCTAGAACAACAGCATCAATTAGATTGGTGAATTGAAACTTCTTTAGAAAATTC